GATTCCTGGACGCGCTTTTTATTTTGAGACATACTTACCAGAGTATGCAGCAATGTATGATAAGTTACCTATCAGTGCATTTTTATCAGAACCAAAGAAACCTGATCCTGATATGAGTTTACAGAACTTACAGTTTTGGAACTGTATGGATTATGGTGTAGTTGCAGTGCAGAAACAGTTTATTGGTAGTATGGATTATGAAGTCTATACGAGAGATCATGGAACTATGAAAGGTACTTACATTTGTACCATTGATAATTATCATCAAGATCCTGATGTGATTGATTATGCAACATCAGAAAATCCTTCAGAACATAAGTCTCATAACTTGATAGAACTTGTTAATGGGCAGTATGCATTATATCCAAATAATAGAACACGAATCTATGATAATAGTCTGACACCAGAAAAACCAAAGACACCAGACTTTAAGGTATCTACTGAGTATTATCAAGTTGAGAATGGATATGACAGAATGGGACTTGGTGATCAAGAAAGTTACTTCTGGAAAACCGCTCAGGAACGAGATAAATAAAGCATATTTGCTTGTAAAAAGTGCCAGTTCAACGTGCTAGTAAATCGTTTAAGGATGTTTCGATGTCCTTTAAGGTAAGTCCGCTTACCTATGATTTAATTGCAAATAAAAATGAAAATGCAATTGCACGTTCAATTCGCAATTTAATTCTTACTACTCCTGGTGAGCGTCCTTTTAATCCAGAATTAGGATCACAAGTTAGTCGATTATTATTTGAACCAATTGATGATATAACAACTCAAGCATTAAAGGAGCAGATTGAGAATACCATTAATAATTTTGAACCTAGAGTAAGACTTCGTCAGGTTGTTTGTAAACCAAATTATGACGCAGATGAATATGATATCTCTATTCGTTATGACATTGTTGGGATAGAAGCAAACTCCCAGCAATTATCATTCGCATTACAACAGACACGATAATGGCACTAGTCAACTTTGCCAATTTAGATTTCGATCAGATTAAGCAGTCGATTACAGATTACCTGCGATCGAACTCTAATTTTACCGACTATGATTTTGAAGGATCTAATCTTTCAACTATTATTGATGCGTTAGCATATAATACGTATATAACCTCATATAATGCCAATATGGTATCTAATGAGGTATTCATTGATTCCGCCACTCTCAGAGAGAATGTGGTGTCTCTGGCGAGGAATATAGGTTATACTCCTCGTTCTAGTAAATCAGCAAGAGCTAATATTTCTTTTATTGTAAATACCGCAGGTTATAGTGCAAAACCTCAAACAATAACACTTAACAAAGGGATTGTTGCAGCGTCATCATCATTTGGTGCTGAGGACTATACTTTCTCCATCATGGAGGATATTACAGTTCCCGTTATAAATGATATTGCTACTTTTAGTAATATTGATGTTTATGAGGGAACCTATGTAACGAGTGAATTTAGTTACAATACCTATGATCCTAATCAAAGATTTATCTTAGATAATTCAAATATTGATATATCCACAATCAATGTTACTTGGAAACCATCAGAATTTTCATCCGTTAAAAGAAAATTCCGCAGATCAGATACTTTATTTAAAATAGACAATCAGTCTCCAGTCTACTGGGTACAAGAGATTGAGGATGAAAGATATGAATTAATATTTGGTGACGATGTATTTGGAATTGCTCTTCAAGAACCAAACTTCTTAGAAATAAAATATCTTGTCAACAATGGTAGTAATGCAAATGGTGTATTAGATTTATCATTTAGTGGCAAATTAACTTCATCTAGAGACAATATTTCAATCAATACTGGTATTTCGCGGATTACCGTAAACACACCATCTTATGCCGGATCTGATATTGAAAGTGTGGAGTCAATTAAAAAGTATGCCACTCAAACATATGCCTCTCAAAACAGAGCAGTCACATCAACTGACTATGAATATATTATTCCTAAAATTTATCCCGAAGCTGAATCAGTTTCAGTGTTTGGTGGAGAAGAATTAAGTCCACCGCAGTTTGGAAAAGTATTTGCGAGTATTAAACCGATCAATGGTGCATATCTCTCTAACCTTGTAAAAGATAATATCAAAAGGGAAATCAAAAAATATTCAGTTGGTGGCATTGATTTAGAGATTACTGATTTAAAATATCTCCATATTGAAGCACTTGTTAATGTATATTATAATTCAAATAATGCAAATAGTAGTGATCAGATTAATTCAATCGTTTCTACTAACATCGATCAATATGCATCATCAACTGAAATTAATAAATTTGGAGCAAGATTTAAATATAGTAAGTTTCTTAACATCGTAGATAACAGTAATCCTGCTATAACATCAAACATTACTACGATTCAAATGAGAAGGGATTTAAGAGCTTCTCTAAATGCGTTTGCTGAATATGAAATTTGTTTCGGTAATAGATTTCACATCGTAAATCACGGACACGGAACGCATAATGGTAAGATAGGATACAATATTAAGTCCTCTGGATTTCAAGTGAGTGGAGTTGCAGGAACAGTTTACCTCGCTGATGCTGCAGATCAGTCTTTAGAAACTGGAACTATTAATCTAATTAGATTAAATTCTGCTAGTGAAGCATCTATTGTAAGAAGAAATATTGGTTCAATTGATTATAAAAAGGGAGAAATAATGTTAAATCCTATTAACATTATTTCAACAAGTATTAATAGGAAATTCCCACTTATTGAAATTTCTGCTGTTCCTTATTCTAATGATATCATCGGATTACAGGATCTTTATATTCAACTAGATACTAATAACGTAACAATTAATTCTATTAACGATAGAATATCCTCAGGTTATGATGTATCAGGATCCGATTACATTGTTTCTTCAAGTTTTGCAAATGGAAGTTTAGTCCGTGGCACAGTTGATACGACAACAAGAACCTCTAGTATACCTAGAACAACTAGTGCAAGTTCACCCCCAACAGGGACAACGACAATGTCTACAACTTCATCAAACTCTACTTCCTCACCTACTTATTCATACTAAAGACGTAAGATGATATCAACCGATTTACAGCGAGTACAGATTCAGGACATTATTGAGTATCAATTACCTGCATTTGTGAGGGATGATTTTCCCTTGGTTGGTGAATTTTTAAAGCAGTATTATATTTCTCAAGAATATCCTACCGCACCCTCTGATATTATACAAAATATTGATGAATATGTTAAATTAGAAACTCTTCTTAACGTTCAAGAAGAAACAAATCTTAGTGCGGATATCTCTTTCAGTGATACAGAGATAAATGCAGGATTTGATATTGAATTAAATCAATATGGTACATATCAATTTCCAGAAAGATATGGTTTGATTAAGATTGATGATGAAATTATTTTATATACTTCTAAAGATAGAAATTCTTTTAATGGATGTATTCGTGGATTTAGTGGTGTAACTGCATTAAACAATGACGATAAAAAACTAACATTTTCATCATCTGAGTCTACATCTCATGTTCAAGGCGCTAGAATCATTAATCTAAGTACTATTCTCCTCAAGCAATTTTTAGAAAAATTAAAACAACAGATTGCGCCGGGATTTGAAGGAAGAAAAATTGATTCTGATGTAAATCAAAAATTATTTTTATCAAGATCTAAGGATTTTTACCAGTCTAAAGGAACTGATGAGTCCTTCAGAATTTTATTTGCTGCACTTTACGGCGAAAAAGCAGAAGTTGTTAAACCAAAAGAATTTTTGTTTAGGCCTTCTGATGCTCAATACAGAAAAACCCGAGATATTGTTGTTGAAGCAGTTGTAGGAGATCCTTCAAAGTTAAAAAATCAAACTCTCTATCAAGATGCATTTCCTGAATATGGTATTAAGGAAGCATATGCTACGATTGTAGATTCTGAAAAAATCTTAAGAGGAGATAAAACTTATTATCAACTAAGCGTAGACTTTGATTATAGTAAAGATATAGATCTTACTGGTGGAACTGTATATGGTGATTTTGCCGCTCATCCAAAAACTAAAAACACGGTTTTAGTCGGATCTGGTTCTTCAATAATTGATGTTGATTCGACGATTGGTTTCCCAGATAATGGACAAATTTTTGTTAATGGACAGAGTGGAATTTTAACATACCGTTCAAAAACTATCAATCAGTTTACCGAAGTAGGTTTAGCAAACACTTCTATCTTTGGTGTAAACTATCAAATTGACGAAGGCACTGAATTAAACCTAAATGTAAGTGCATATGGGTTTGAGGGAATTAGCGCCGTCTCAGTCGCTTCTAGCGATGCCTCAGCGGTAGGAATTGCTACTACCTCAAAAATTGAAGTCAGAATTGGAAAAGTTCTTGGAGAGAATTTAATCCATGATGATACTTTATATTTTTCAAAGAATGATAATATTAAAATTAAGTCACTTGGCATTACTGCTTCAAATGTATTAGATAATAGTTGGTTTGTAAACGTAAGTCCTAAGTATGATATAAAGGATATATCAATTATTGATTCTTCTAATTTTACATATTCTATTGAGACAGTTGCAAGAAATAGTTTTAGAATTGGCGATAAAGCAACTGTTATTCAATCTAATGGTGTCGGAAAACAAGGTATAATTATCGACATAATTTCTGCAAACAGTTTCACATTTGCAAGAGCAGGACAATTAGAGGGAAGCAAATTTTCAATAAGAAGAGATATTGTTAAACCAGATGTAAGTAATTTAAATTTTGATCACTATTCTTACATTGAGAAAACATTTGCCAATGTTCAGAATACCTATACAAAATATAACGGTGATGTTTTGGTTGCATCATCTTCAATTCCATCATATCATGACACACCATTAGACTTTTATGATAGAAAGGTTCATTTGAATGGAGAATATAATGGAGAACTTTTTACATTAACACGCAATCATGGATTCTTTACGGGTGACAGAGTTTACTATAATCCATCAATAAAGAGTAATACAATTTCCATCAATAATCAAGATGTAGTAGTAGATTCAGTTATAAGCAAGTTTCCTGAGATTGATTCTGGCGTATATTATGTTAAAAGAGTAAATGATAAGCAGTTTAAAATTGCTTCAAGTATAAGCAATCTATACAATGATAGTTTTGTTTCAGTATCTGGCATTGTTACTAATAATTATTTGTGTGTTAGTAATTTTTATGGCAAAAATCTTC